GGGCTGGCGCGTTCTCTCTGGTGCGCCATGATCGGCATCGTCACGGATACGAGCAACTTCGTGCAACGCGGCACCGTCAAGGTGGAGATCGCCATTCAGGCGATGGTGTCCGACGCTCAAGGCAAGCAGACCTCGCAGACGATCAAGCCTCTCGTGGATGTGCCTGTCGTCTTCATGGGCGGCGGCAACATGGTGGCCACCTTCCCGATCTCGATCGGTGACGAGGCCCTGATCATCTTCGCGGATCGCTGCATCGACTTCTGGTTCGCCAGAGGTGGCGTCCAACGGCCCGCAGAAACGCGCGCTCACTCGCTTTCGGACGGGATCGCCATCGTGGGGCCCCGCTCGCTGGCGCGTTCGCTTGTGAATTTGTCGAACACGACCGCGCAATTCCGCACGGTCGATTCCAGCACCTTTGTCGAGATCGCAGGGGCCGGTGTCATCAACATCGTCGCGCCCGGTGGTCTGAACATCAGTGGCCCAGTGAACATCACCGGCGACGTGAACGTGAACGGCGAAGTGACGGCGACCGAAGAAGGAACTTTCAAGTCCATCCCGGTTTCGACGCACTTGCACGGCGGAGTACAGCCCGGCTCGGGCGACACCGGAGTACCGATCCCCTAGGAGCAGATCATGCGCGTGAGAACACAGGATCAGAACGGTGATTACACGTTCGGATCGGGAAGCGGCAATTTTCTCGTCAACAGCCCGCAAGCTGTCGTTCAATGCGTCGTCACTGCTCTGGAGCTATTTCAGGGCGAGTGGTTCCTCGACAAAACCGCAGGCATGCCGTGGAAGACAGAAGTACTCGGCTTCGACACCCAATCACTCTACGACAACGCGGTCCAGACGGTGATTCGCGGCGTGCAGGGCGTCATCGGCATCACTTCGTATCACAGTTCGCTCAACACGAAAACGCGTGAGCTTTCCATTGTGGCCGAAATCGCGACCGCCTTCGGAAACACATCGCTCACGACTTCTCTCTTCGCACCGCCTGAGTTGTCCGGTTACGGCATCGGCGGCTACTCGGAAAACCCATACGGAGAATAAATGGCTACTCTGCCTCTACCGACGCTGGCCGCGCAGATCAGCGCGACCGGAATCAGCGCGCCCGCCTTCGAGAACGTTCTCAACTCGGAGATCGCGACGTATCAGAGCATCTATGGGTCCGACAGCGTTCTCACGCCCGACACGCAGGACGGTCAACTGCTCTCAATTCGCGCCACGGCGATCAACGATCTGAATCAACTCGCCATCGCGGTCTATAACAGCTTCTCTCCCGACTTCGCGCAAGGCGCAGGCCTTGACGCTCGCGTGCAGATCAACGGGCTGCAGCGCATCTCTCCGACCAGCTCGACGGTCCTGCTGAACATTGCAGGCGTCGTCGGCACAATCATCGAGGATGGGGTCGCCATCGACACGGCGGGCAATCTCTGGAATCTCCCTGCCGAGGTGACGATTCCGATCAGCGGACTGATCGAGGTCACCGCGACTGCGCAAGAGGCCGGGGCGATTGCGGCGGCTGCCGGTACTGTCAATCAGCCGTTCACGATCATCACCGGCTGGCAGTCGTGTACGAACCCCGCGGCGGCAACGCCGGGCATCGCGGTCGAGATCGATGCGGCTCTGAGGCGCCGACAGGCGGCGAGTACTTCCCTACCCGCGCAGACGCCGCTTCAGTCTATTGCCGCGGCGGTCGCCAATCTGATCGGCGTCGGACGAATTCTGCCCCACGAGAATCAGAATGCGACGACGGATGCAAACGGCGTGCCGAGCCATTCGATTGCATTGGTGGTCGAGGGCGGCGACGCGACCCAGATCGCCCAGACCATCGAGCAAAAAAAGGCCCCCGGTACCGGGACGTTCGGAAGCACGACCATCACCGTCTCTGACCCGGCCGGGGTTCCGATCCCGATCAGCTTCTTTGAATTGACGGAGGTCCCGATCTTCGTCGCGATAACGATTCAGCCTCTTACCGGGTATGTCTCGACGACTGGAACCGCCATCATCAACGCCGTCGTGGCGTTTCTGAATGCGCTTCCGATCGGCCAGGAAGTGTTCCTGAACTGGCTGCTCGCCGTCGCAGGACTGAACGGCAGTTCTCTCGGCCTCACGTTCGCCATCACGTCGCTGCAAATCGGCATCAATGCCGGCTTTCTGACGGCGGCGAATGTCACGATTGCATTCAACGCGGCGGCCAGCTGCACGGCCAGCAACGTAACGCTGACGGTGCTGTAAAGGGGCGCGATGATCACAGGACCTCCAACACTTCAAACCTATCTCGATCTAGTGACCGATGAGCATCGCGACAAGCCGAAATTCATGGCCACCGTCGCGGCGGAGATCCAGCCGTTCGTCGATATGATGGCGACGCTGTTCTCCATGATCGCCATCTTCAGCGTGAACGCTGCCGGGGATCAGCTCGACAAGTTCGCACAATGGGTCGGTGTCAGCCGCAATCTGTCGGTGCCGCTTGAGAACGTGTACTTCACATGGGGCAACGATGGCCTCGGCTGGGGTGAAGGCACTTGGCTCGGCCCGAATGATTCCGAGACCGGGTTGACGGTTCTGCCCGATGACGCCTTTCAACTGCTCGTCAAGCTGGTCATCGCAGAGAACAACTGGGACGGCACCGTGCCTGGAGCCTACGCGATCTGGAAGTCCGTCATGGGTGCCGACTTCGGCATTCTCATTCAGGACAACCAGGACATGACCATGCTGGTCGTGTTCACCAACCAGTTCGTGAGCGTCGTCACCAGATCGCTGCTCGCCGGCGGGCATTTCAATCTCCGCCCTGCCGGAGTTCGCATCACTGGATTCTTTCAGCCCAGCGTCCCGAATGCTCCGGTGTTCGGTTGGGGAGTTGAAAACAGCACCATAGCGGGCTGGGGAACCGGCTGCTGGATCGAACCACTTCTTTAGAGGGGACCACGCATGAGTCTTGAAGTCGATTATCTTCCGGTTGCAATCGCAGCCGGGAACAACGCCGATTCACAGGCAAACTTTGATGGCTCAGGCTACCAGCAGCTGGGCTTCGTGAACGGCATCGCACAACCATTCCAAGCCAACAAACTCTGGCGTCAGTCCAGCATGATTGTGGCCGCGGTGGCGAATTTCATCGCCAACGAACTGAACATCAATGTTCTTGATGACGGGAATCTCGCGGAACTGATCACCAATCTGACGAACGCCATCGTGTCAGCCGCGAAAGGTGGCACGACCGGCGTTGTCAGCATCCCATTCAGCGCAACCCCCGTTTTCGATGCGAGCCAAGGAAGCACGTTCGAGATCGTGCTCACGGGCGCGGTCACGAGCTCGACTCTGGTGAATGTGACGCCAGGTCAAACTCTCCGCTTCATCGTGAAAGAGGACGGAGCAGGCGGGCATCCTTTTGCCGCTCCGGCCAACCTTCCAATGGCAGCAATCAATACCGCTGCTTCAAAGACCAACGTTCAGGCGTTCATCGTGGACAGCGGAAGCAACGTCTACGCGGATTCGCCTCTGATCGTGCAGTAGGAGACCACCCATGAAGAAGACTCTCGCCGCCCTTGGGGCGGCTTTTCTTTTGCTCGCCGTCGTGCTGTTCGCCCCCGTGGTGAAGGTGAAGGGCGCAACGCCCACCAACCTGTTCAGCGTTTTGATCACCCAATCGGAGATCGAATCGACGCCCATCGGCGCGACATCGCCCAGCACAGGCGCGTTCACGTCCCTCAGCTCCACCGGGGGCTCGTTGAATGGAACAATCGGAACCACGACGCCGACTCTCGGCTCGTTCACATCGGTTCTCGCCTCAACCCTGACACCCGGAAATTGCGTACAGGCTGCGACCGCTGGTTTGCTGGTCACGACCACATCACCGTGCCTCGCTTCCCCTACCTTCACGGGCAGTTCTGGCTTCCAGGTGCTGCCGAGCGGATTGATTCTCGAATGGGGAGAGACAACCAACTTCGACACCGGCCCCACTACTGTTTCGTTCCCGCTTCAGTTTCCGCACGCCTGTCTGATGCCTCCACAACTCACTGACAACGCTGATGTCAGCACAGCCGCGCGTATCTGGGAATCGGGAAGTTGCACGACAACCGGCTTTTTGGCGCGCAACGACGGAACCGGTCAAGCCCACTGGTTCGCAATCGGTTTCTAACCTCATCGACTCGATCTCCAAAGCACATCCTCGAGGACCAATATGCGCCGAATCATTCTCGGCAGCGCGCTCGCGCTCTGCGCGCTGCTGCCCGCCTTCTCTCAAACGACGTGCCCTGCCACAGTCTTCACTCCAAATCTGAACCTGTCCCTGCCGGCTCTCGGCACAAAGAACTGGAATCTCTGTCTAAATCCCAACTTCCAAGTCATCGACGCGGCGATCGCTCGGCTGCAAAGTCCGTTTCTAGGGCCGTGGTCAAACAGCACGGTCTACACGAAGGGCGCCTTTGTCAGCTTCAACAACGCCATCTACATCTCGTCGATCTTTTCGAACTTCAACAACCCGCCTGCGGCGGGATCCACGGCATGGCAGCTTTTCTTCTCGACAGACGGCGGTGGTGGCGGTGGCGGTTCTTGCGGTCCCGTTTCTGGTGACGCTTCTTCGGTCGACTGCGGAACGAACAACAACACGGGCGCAAGTTATGACGGCGCGCCGAACAATATTCAAACCTATGGTTTCAATTTGAACGATAGTGCGTTTGGTTCAACTGGGGTCTCCATCGGCGACGATAACGGGCTAAATGCTTCCTTCGATCAGACCACGGTTGTCGGGGATTTTAACTATACAAACAACGACCCCAGTACGGGTCTGGGTGGTTTTGAATCTCTTTTTATCGGGTCTGCGAATGCTGCCTATTTTGGCGGGCCTGGGTCTGGTGTGGGCGCATCGTTTTCCGATTCACAGGGAATTGGCGCGCGAAATTTTCAATCGTTCAATAGTTCCTCCAGTGGATCTTATACGGACGTGATTGCTCTAGGTTTTCAGAACATGGCAATCGAAAATGGAAACGTCATTCCGGCCCGATACCGGGATGTGGTTGCGGTCGGCGATGCGGCCGCTGACAGCACTCACCAACTCACGGACGTGGTTGCGGTCGGCGATGCGGCATTGGCGGGCGGGAACACCGCCCCAGGCCCCAGCTATTCGGACGTGGTTGCGATTGGTGACGTTGCCGCATCGCTTCCCCCTGATGGTTCTAGCACACTGGTAGCAATCGGCCTTTGCCCAATGTGCATCGGTGACCACGGCACTGGAATTACGGGACCACTTTCCGAATCAATCGCAATTGGTGATGAGGCATTAGACGCGGGGGTAAACACTCACGATTTAATTGCAATCGGGGATGAGGCCATGTTTGCGCCGCATGGGTTCGGCAACGAAACAACCGGAAATGACGACATCGCCATAGGCAATTTTGCGGGCGCTGCGTTCCGTGCGGGATCTGAAAATATCGCTCTGGGAACGAACGCTTGCGCGGTCAACTATGGTTCCACTGATGGAAACAGCACCACGGACGGCAATGAGAACATCTGCATCGGTGACAATGCGGGGCAGTCCGTTCCGAGTACCACCATTTTGAACGACATCATCGTTATCGGAGATCATGCTCAAGCATCGACATCCGATTCCGTAGTGATCGGTACGAAGACGACAGCGTTCGACAGCCACTTCTTCGGAACAATTCACACCGATGCGCTGACCTCGCCGACAGTTAGCAGCGGAACACTCGTCGGGACGAACAACGGCGGGGCCATTTCAGGACTGTCGGCGGCCACGTCAGTGACGATCACATTCGCGGGCGGCGCTGGATTCCAGGTTTGGAACTCCTGCACCGCAAATGCCAGCGCAGCATCGACACCGGTTGCAGTCAGCGCACTCGGCCTGACCTCAGTGACGTTCTCTTTTCCGTCTCTGACCGGTTCGCTCTACTTCCACTGCGACGGCAATTAGATCAGCTTCTTTCGAATCGGGGCGGCCTTCGGGTCGCCCTTTCTATTTGTTTCGAGGTAATCGATGAGCGTAAACAAT